AGATTGTCTTTTAATGACTACTAACTGCGTTGGACTAATAGCAGAGCCACTTGTTATTGTAAAATCTAAAAAGTATGTTTGTGCGCTACCATTTAAGTCAAGGCTGGTGGTAAAAACATTTGTACCCGTTGCGCTTGAATTATAAAGCAAAGAACCACTATCAGATATTTGTACATTGTAAGCATCAATACCTGCAATAGAAACTTTATAGGTTTCTACTATATATTTTGTAAACGGAAATTCTCCGTAAGGTTGATTAAAGGTAAATAAACCCCCTTCAGCGTTTCTAAAATCTGTTCCTGAAGTAAGTTGCCAAGTTGATGTGTCGGATAGATAAGTTTTTAAGTTATTGTTTTCGGTGGTCGATTTCATCACACCAGCTTCTTTGTGAAGCCACATATACAAGTTCTTAAAGTATGATGTGTTAAAGAAGTCTTGACTAAAGGTTATATTGTATTTTTCTTGTATTGCTCTGGTGATTGCTTTTAATCTTAGCGAAGGCTTTAAATCACTTATCCCTAAGTAAGTATCTAAACCCGTTTCTCCTTTAAAATCAGAAATAACATCTACACCATCATATCTAAATACCCTTGAATGAGTAATAAAGCTATACTTAATATCCCCTGCTCTTAACGTACCTGCAAATAGTTGTTGTGAATTATTAAAGCTTTTACGAACAGTTAGATTGTCGTAAGTGTGGTTATAGGTATTTAATCCATCATCACCACCTGTAAGCATCGATAAAGTATCTTCACCAAATAAGTCTTTTAACGCTACTGCATTACCAAAGAAAGTAACTTGATATGATTCTGGTGAATTGTCTTTTAACTTAACACCGCTTAATCTTAACTTACCATCTTTGTATCTGATTCCGTTTACATTCAGATAGGCATCTGTTTTATATCGAGCATCAAATACATTGTTTACTATGTTGTAGTTATAGTAATGTTTAAATATTCGGTTGTTTGTTTTTGAAGCAGGTAGTGTAAATTGTCTTGAGTACGCAGTATAAATCTTAGATATATCTTTGACATTAGCTATACTATCCGAAATAGTAATGCTTTCGTCTTTGAACATATCCATCTGTTCACCATTTACAAAAAGTTGTACTATCTGCATCTATCTAATGTTTTGTACTACATCATTAGCAAATTCAATATCTAAAGTGTAGTTAATCAACTTATCATTTCGGCTTGTCTTATAGCTAATAGAACTTGAAGCTATGTTACAAGGTATTTCGTTTGAACCATATTTAATCCATACATACTCACTCAATAGAAGCTCTTTAAAGACATCATTGTTGTTCTCTGGATAGAAACCACTATTCAAGTTTAAAGATTCGTTAGCGTTCTTTAAAACGATTGATTTCTGTGCCTCACCTAAATTGTAATCACCATTTTCTATGATGTTTCTTTTATAGTAAGTTACATTGGTGTTCATATTCCTTACCGACTTCTTGAACATCGTAAGACTTTGTAAAGCACCGTATCGATTAACAAAGGTTAGTCTGTAAGGTGTGTCTAAACATTCTTCTATGTTCTCAACGGTATAGTTCTGTACCTTTATTCCTGTGGTAACTATAATTTCATCTACATTATCCGTTCCTCCTGTGTTAGTGAAGTACTCTACTTGGTCATAGCTATTTGTGGTGCTTGTTATTGTTTCTGTGTTTACAGTAGAACCATCCTTTTTAAAAGTAACCGTAGTACCATTGTAAGAATTATCAACGGGAAATCTTAAAACATCATCAGCGTTTTTAACGATATGTGTGTTTGTAAGTAAAGCAATAGATGAATTCAAAGGATTAACTCCGTCCTCTATATATCCGTAACCATAAAAACCCGTTAATGGAACAAGCGTTTGCGCTGAAGATGTATTTACAAAATAACGAGTAACCACATAATCTACCCAAACATTATTCAAGATAGAAGGACTATTAACATAAGATAAAGTCATTTCAATATAATCCTTAACCAAATCAGATATTTCAAAGTCTACCCTTCCAAGTTGTGCGTTACTCGATAAAGTATAAGTAGGACTTGCAGGCCTGTCCGTAGTCTGTACCCCTGTGTAGATATATATATCAATAGAAGCCGATACCATACCTGATTGGTTGGTAGAAACGAAATAAGGACTTCTTACATTAATTTTAGCCATTTAGTTGTTGTTTAGTAGTAAATTCCAAAAATGCTTCTGTATCTAAAGCAAATGCTTGTTCTAATTCAGTTGGTAATCCTTTTGCGTACTTTTTAAAAGGTGTCGTAAAAAATAAACTCGGTTTAATTCCGTTATAAAATATACTTCTTGCTATTGCAAATTGTAAACTCTTTCTACTTAAAAACCTACCTTTGTCATCTCTTGGTGCTATTCCTTTTCTTACTGTCCACTTGTCTAATTTACTTGGTGGTGGCATACCCTTTAAACCACTTCCTTTTCTTTTATATGAGTATGGTGTATTATATTTCTTCTCAACACCGCTTACCCCTTTGTCCTGAAACACCCCATAGTTTGCCATTTCAATTTCAAACTGCAAACTTCTACCTGTTACCTTTACATCACCCCCCTTTATGCTTTTCTCTAAATTACCCCCACCCTTATTAAGCGTTTTAAGGTTCTTTTTAGATTCTTCTATAACCTTGTCCCGAAATACTTCTAAAGCCTTTCTAAAGTTATCTAATTGCATATATCAATGTTATTCATAGTAACTACAGTAAAAGTACTTACCCATCCTGCTAATTCATTTTCAAACCTATCATAGAAAGCTTCCATACTTGCGCTACCTTCTAAGTGATAACCATCTTGGTGTGGTGTTCCTTTTCTTAACTTCTGCTGAAGTCTATTTAAAACCGTTAGTTGTGTGTTTAGTACATCTTGTCTGTTATCGTTCCCAACAAAGATATCAGTCGTTGCATCTTTACTCGTATCCACCAAGTCCATAGCCATAACTGAAATATTATACGATAAAGTTTGTCCATTATCCGTTACATTGTTTATCATTATATGCGACAAAGGAAAGATAGTCTGCTTGTTTAAGTCTACTTCCGTAATATCACCAAAGGTTACCGTATTGACATTTTCATCCGATTGTAGGATGTCCTTTATCTTTGTGGTTAAATCGTAGAATGATTGTATTCCCCTATATGTCATCGCATTTTTCTTTTTAGTTCTTGTGCTTCTATGTCAGCCTTTTCTTTTTTGAATGTAAGTATCAACAAACAAGTGTTTACATTCAGTTCTGTTATTTTGTCAAACTTGGTAATATCTCCTTCGGCAAGAGCGTAGACAGACTGATACCAACCCCATTTAGCTCCGAAAGTTGCTCTGGAGTCAATTCCACCTCCCCCTGTAAATAAGCTATCATAGCTTTCGACAACTCGATTCCTAAATTCCAAAAAAAAAGCATAGAACTTATAACTGCATCCATCGGTGTGTTTAACATTGCTTGATGGTAACTATCACCTTTGTATTCTTGGATTAAGTATTTGTTTTTTATCTTTTGTTTTATTGGTCGATATAATACCGCCATTGCCTTGTGTAGATTCTTTACATCACCTATGTAATTGTCTAAGTCGATATACTCCCCGAAGGTCATATCTTCTAAATTAGGAATAAAGCCAAATTCAGTATCACCTATTTTAAAAGTCCTAACCAACTCAGGTTTTTCTTCTAATGCTTCGGTGATAATGTTAGTGATGATATCAATATCAGACTTACGATATTTAAGAGCATCATTTAAAGGCATATCACAGAATATCTGCAACATCTTTTCCTGAATAAAAATATCGTTTACCTCTGCTCCTTTGTTTACATCTAATACCTTTTGAAATTGTTGGTATTTGTGTAAAGGGATTTCTGATAAATGATTAGGTACTTTAATCTTTACTTCCATAACTATAAAACGATTTTATTTTGATTTTTAAGACTATCGAACTGCGTATTTTCCGTAGTTGGCTTTTAAACCTAAAGATTCCATTTCGTGATATCTCAAGGCATCTATTGAATGATTAAATTGGTCTATCGGTTTGTTTAGTCTTTGTCCTGTTTTGTTTGTGTCCCAACAGTACGACCTAAGTTCTTTTATTAGGTTTTGGCTATTCTTTGTAACTAAGTATTCTTGTGTTTGCATTATGTCTATCCCGTAGTTGATAGAATCCCTTCCTTTGGTTACGCCCTTTATAGAAATGCCATACCTTCTTATTTCGTCTATTGATTTAGGTTCTGAAGAATCAGCGTAGATAATAGTTCCTTTTGGTAGTTCGTTTGCTATGTCTGAATTTAACATCCTTGTACGGTAGACCAATTCGTTTACTATTCTTTTTCCGTTCCAACTGTAAACCTCAACGATTGCGGTAGGATCATTAGTGTAACCAAAATCCAAGCCTATACCCACAAGTTTTGCTTCAGGTGGTATGGTGTCGATTTGTTGCCAATTAGAAAAGATAACCCCTTCTAAAGAACCTACTTGTCCAAGTCCGTAAACATTCCACCAATTCGCCCAATAGGAACTTGTCTTGGCTTTCTCTTTGTTCTTTTCTATTTGTTCTACTATTCCTTTGTCTAAAGCTTCGTTGTCTTTGTAGGTGAGAATAATAAAGTCAGAATCTTCTTGATTGATCAGTTCGGTGTGCGCCCAAAACTCGTTAGATGGATTAAAGTCAATGTAGATGGACTTTTTAGTACGGATAGCTAATTCATTATAGGCATCTAAAGATATTGCGTTAGCTTCGTTTAAAAACAATATATCCCTTCTCGCACCTCTTAACTTACTTGAGTCATCAGCACTAAAGAACTCGATATAACTTCCGTTTTTAAATTGGTACTTTAAAAGTGATTTGTTTAATTGGTCTTCTTGGAATCTATTTGTCCACTTGAGGATTTTAAGAAAGTCTTTATATGCACCCCTACGAAGGTGTGGGATAGATTCAGC